ATCCTGCAACGAAATCCGCCGAAATACCAATAACATATCAAAGTGGAAATACATTTTCAAGCATTAGCGATGGGTTGGTATCCGTTGCAGAAATTAGCAAACATAATGTGAATAAGAATACAAATACCACCCAAAATACCCGATATGGTAATTTTCTACTATCTTTTTACAGGAGTTATCAAGCCGATACAAGCTTATATAATATTGGTGATAATGTCTCCGGAGTCATAAGTGGTGCCACGGCAACAATATCTGCTCTATATCCAAGTCAACGCATCATTACACTACAAAATGTATCAAGTAGTTTTTTAGTTGCAGAGGAAATAGAAATAGTTTCTAGTAATGTATCTGTTGGTAATATTATTGAGAAAATTGCAGGAGTGTCTTTTACATCTAATATTACAACGAGTTTTGCCAATATAACACTAGATATTGGCAGTAAAGACGTTCTATCATATTGCTTCCAATCAAATGTTTCCTCTGTAAGTGATGCAGTGTGGAAACTCCAAGTCAATACATCACCACTTTATAATGATATTGACCGATATTCCGGTAATTCGGCAATTTTTCAATATAAGCGTCCATTATCATCCATTACAGTAGACAATAATGGAACAGCATTAGTTGCGTGGAGTAATGATAGTATACCCAGTGTATATTATCAGCTTATAAATACTGATACAGGGGAATTAGTGTCAACTGAAAAACGCCTTACATCACAATATGATGGACTTAAACAAAGGGACCAAGTTGCAACCCATTTGCAAAGTATTCAGGGTAATGACTATGGTTTTGTAATATCGTGGGATAATCAAAGTCTAGATTTACATGATACCGGTATATATCAACAACTTGTTGGTTATAATCATTCTCTTTTCAGTTTAACAGATGGGAATAGTAGTCTTATTTTTAATCATCAAAACCAATTGGGTATTGGAACATTAGACCCATTATCGATATTACATATGAAAAGTCCTAATACTAGCACCTATGGAGACCCTTCAAATCCCTGCACCCTTACAATTCAAAATACAGCACAACATGTAATTACAAATACACCACTACAAAGCATTTCATTTTTGGATGGTTCAAGTAATACATTAAATCAAATCCAGAGTGTTAATTCTTTTAGGTATGATGATTTATATCCACAACCTACAAACCTAATAGGCTTTTACAAATTTGACCAAACCCAGGGAACCCAAGTCATAGATTCAACAGCATCTAGCACCTTTGCAAATCAAACTAATAGCGTTCCAGCTTATATCACTACAAACGGTATTTTATATAATTTTGATATTGAAAATTGCTGGACTCCGGGTGTAATCAATAATGCCCTTTTATATAATGGTGTTAATAATTATGTATCAGTGGATAAATCCGCCCAGAATAACTTAAATGTTGTATTGGAATCAACTGCCAGTCATCAGCTATCAATTTCCGTTTGGGTGAATATTCCAAGTAGTATAATAATAGGCGCCCAATATGACATTATTTCCAATGGGGGAAATTTGACAAAACCGGGCACATATTTATTAGGCTTGTGCGATTTGCACAGTAATGGACATATGTTTGCTACATCAAATATTATTGTTAATGGTCCCCTAAATCGTAGTCTGCAAGGGACAACTATACTTAATGATTCAAAATGGCATAATATTGTTGAAACTATTGATTTATCATCAGTTAGCCAATGTGTTATAAAACTTTATGTTGATGGAAAATTGGAGGCTTCATCTACAACTGCCGGTGTAATTGATACTAAACGTCATGATGTAGACAATACATATTTTGGTTCTAGGGATGGTAGTAATGCAAACACATTCTTTCGCGGTTATATGGACGAATTGCGATTTTATGATAGTATATTGACATCTAGCGAAATAGAACAAATATATAAATATGGCAATGCTAATCAAACACCCAAATCAAGTCTTGTTTTAAGTTGTAGTGGGGCAAGTATGCAATCTGTGGCAAGTATGCAAACTGGTTCAACATCAACATCCAATGTGGCATCATCCATCGCAAATCAATCCATTGTAATAGATGATAATGGAAATATTAATAATCTAACTAGTCGTCCTTTACCATATAGTATTATTAGTGGAGAATTAATAGCTTATAGTAGCAATACTACTATTCATGGTATTAATACCAAATTTGATAGTGAGCTTACGGTGGGTGATATTGTTGTATTAGGAGGTTTGCAAGGTGATTATACAATTATTACAATTAGTAGTGATACATTGGCTACAATAGATAGGCAATCGTATACAGGAGTGGAAACTAGCATCACATATCAATCAGTTTTGAGGCGTCCTAGCATTTATACATTCTTTGATAATAGTGATTCCATTAGAGGTCATATTGATAATTATGGAAATATGATTATTGGTAATTCAAAACCAGCTACTATGTTGGAAATTAGTGGTGTTTCTGGTGATACTAATAATACACCAGAACTTACAATTACAAATAAAACTAATGAAAATACACAATATGGTAGAAAAACGGCAGTTAACTTTCGGTGTTATGATGCAATAACAACTCCTACATCTCATGCTTTATATCCACCTACAAAACTAGGTAGCATCGAGACCTCATATAATGGCAATACTGTTGCCAATTTTGACAATCAAGGTATAATGAAATTCTCTCTAAATAATGGGGCAAATACGATGAAAACTTTATTATCGTTAACATCATATGGTAATATTGGTATTGGTGGTGATAATAATGGGCAAAATTTACCTATTACTTTAATGCATGCTACTACCCAGAATACTGCGACCGAATGTGCATTATTATTGCAAAGTAATTATGAAAATAATGGTGGTGGAGGGTTTAGTGTATATGACGAAAGGAGTGATTTATATTTTGCCGGTGTAAATAGCATTGCTGAAAATACTAACCCTAATATTAAAAAAAGGATGTTGGCTGGTATTAGTGGTTCTAAGGATGTAAATTATTTGAGTTTAAATGGCAGGTTAGATTTAATGACCAATAATGATATCCCAACAACGAAAAATGGGTTGGAAAGTCGAATGTCAATTACCCATTTGGGATATGTTGGTGTTAATATAATGCAACCTGCTAATGCATTTAATGTTGCACCAGAATTGCGACCTACCAATGGCAACCCTACGACTATAAATACACCAATTACAAATGGAGGTATGACTATTACATTAAGCAATAATCTTTTTAGTGTATTTGCAACAGATGACCAAAAGGCTATGTTTGTTGGTGGTAGTGTAGTAGTTATGAATAATACTTTAACAAGAGCCACTATTGTTTCTGTTAATTCAATAAATAATATTACAGTAAATATTGATTTATCTGCCTATGTGGGATTTGTAATCCATATTCATTATGCTGGATTAAATGTAAATAGTTCTAACGGGTTTACAGGTATTAATACTACTCAGCCAAATTCCGTATTATCTGTTGCGGGTTCCCTTAGTTTGCCAATTGTTTCCACAACATCAAGCATTACATTGAATTCAATCCATCATACGGTAATTTGCAAAACTGCATCAAATACTATTACTATTTCATTACCTACTAATAGTTCAGCATTATTGGGTCGCATTTATGTAATTAAGAAATATGGAGCAAATGCATGTACTGTTGATACTGATGGGACTGCTTTGATTGATGGGCAAAATACACAAACAATTGTAAATTATTCTCACTTGCAAAGTGATGGGGTTGATTGGTGGCAAATTGCATCTGGATAAATGTTAAAATAGAAATGTTAAAATATTTCGTTTAGTAATAATAATTATAATAGTAATAATAATTATAATAGTAATAATAATTATAATAATTATAATAATAATAATAAACCTAATAGTAATAATAAACCTAATAATGAAAATATTTGTTTTACATTATTCAAAATTAGTTGATAGAAAAACACATATTTTAGAACAATTTCAAAAACAAAATATAACAGATTATGAATTTATTGAGAAATATGATAGAGAAAATTTAAAAGATTGTGATACGTTATTATTTGACACATGTGTTAAAAAGTCTATGGTTTCATTAATGAATAAGCATTATTATGTGTATAAATTAATAGCAGAAAATTATGAAAATGCATTGATATTAGAGGATGATGTAATACTATGTGATAATTTTATAGAAAAACTAAATAGTTATATGAGTCAATTACCTGAATATTATGATATGTTATTTATTGGTGATGGGTGTAATTTACATATTGAACAACATAAATTAATTCCAAATAAAAACATTTACGAAAAATGTTTATATCCTACCAGTTGGGGAGGCAATGGTGCATCAAGATGTAGTGATAGTTATATAATTAGTAAAGAATGTGCTAATAAATTGAGTGAATATATAAATAATTTAAAATGTAAAATAAATATTCCAATTGACTGGTGGTTAAATGTAGCAGCAAGAGATAATAATTTTAAAGTATATTGGGCTGAACCAACAATTATTACACAAGGAACACAAAATGGAACATTTCAATCATCTCAGTAAATCTTCAAGGGTGTAAAATGTTAAAATAGAAATGTGAAAATAGAAATGTGAAAACATAATCTACTTAAAATACTTTGGACCAATATCGCCTTTGAAATGGTGAGATGGTAGGCATTTTGCCTTTGTAATATTATTAAATAAACGTTGTTCAGGAAAACCAACACATTTGGTATCTTCAAAGAATTTGTAATATTCGTGTTGTACAGTTTGATTTGATTTATCATTTGTTTTGAGACCCTTATTTAATGTAGAATTGAGTAGTTCTAGATTGCGTTGTTCATTAGGAAATTTATATAGATTGCTTACATCTTCAACAATAGCCCGTTTAAATGAAACTCTATCCGCGGGTTTGATACAGCTTTCAGTTTTAAATTTATTATGTGAAAAATCATAACGTTTACGAACATCAACCTCACAATTTATATCACTAGGTGGAGTATTGTTGCATGGAGCCCCTTTGGCACAATTACCAATTGTGTCCTCATAATGGCGACCTACTGGTGTATAATCGGGAACTAGAACCTTTTCATTACGTTTGAGACCAGTGCAAACATCTTGTATTTTTGGCTCCATTTTCCAGTTATCATAATAACATTTATCGTTATAGAAATTAATATTTTTCATGTGGCTATCTAAGTCAATGTTCTTAGAATATCCTGCTTGTAAAAGTCCTGCTGAATCACGCATATTACGAATATTGAAACGATTTCCACATTCATCATAAATGACATCGCTGTATTTTTGTAATATATCATCATTAGCATTTAGGCGTTTTGCATCATCGCAAATAATCATAGGGGGGAACTTATATGGGCTTTCTTGGTTGAAAAAGTAATCAACACCGGTAGTATTTACAGCTGCAATGCTGGTATTACAATCACAAGATTTTAATAAAAAATCATTTTTATATTGTTGATTATTGAAACTTGCTAATTGGATATTATTTTGCAAATCATAGTATTTATTTGATTCATCGTATTTAGATTTGCGATTCATGGTATTTGATGCTAGCAATGCTGATGATGTTGATGATAAAGATGCTGCCGCTATGTTATCAAGAGGCATATATTGTGAGGATTTACAATCTTGTGTCATTTTTGTTTTTGTTATTATATTTTATTTTATTTTATTTTATTTTCTTAATTGTCTTAATTGTATAATACTAATACTTATATTGTATATGTATATTTATTTTATAGTTTATATTTGTTTATGTATCTAGATACATATTGATTTATGAATTACATTTGATACTATTTTTGAGATAAATTACTAAAATTGACAAAAGTTGAAAATGTGGCTTTGAAATATTATAATTATTATCTTTGTTCACGAAGATTTGATTTGCTAAAATGGCTATCTCTAATGTTTTCAATTGCTTTGTTGCTTTTATTACAACTGGAGTCTTGGTGGCAACTCTGATTCCTTTGCCTCAATATGGGGATTCCGTGCAAATCGCGGAGTTATCATACTTCACCGCCTATTCGGGCTTTTGCACCGGGGGACACGAGGGTCTGTTGATCCTTGGTCTGTGCTTCTCGTACTTATGTAGGAGAAGTTTTATTCGTGTTGCGATGTTTGTGGTTTCAGGTCTTGATTTACCTGAAACTCTCAATAAATTGAGTGTTTTACTCGATAACCAAAAACTTGGTTATCAAACATTCATATCGTGTCAACATCGGTACGGAGCACTCTGCCTAGCAACTCTTTCATTCGCAACATTTCTCTTAAATGAATACCTATCAGGAAACTTGCCGAACCCAACTCCGGTGTACACAGGCTTTATAGTCGATTTCCTAACACACCTCATAAAGTTGATTGCCATTATGAAATGCTTTCAGCAAGTGAGGATAAACTCCTACGCTTACTGGAATATAGTTTGTACCATTGTTGCTTTCTCCTTTTTGGTTTACCGATTGGTAGTCAAAACGCCCGCCAGCTCGAAACTCTTCTCAGATGTGATGGTCTGGCTTGGAACCATACTACTACATGTCGTCATTGCCACATTTGATGGCATCTCTAATCCTCGTGTGTATTTTCGGGAAATGTTCAGCCTTCCTCGAGTGTACGCCAGGGATATGACTCTGCCTTCAATGGTCTTTATGATCAATTTGATCATATTGTCAGTAGCACATGCTCGCATCTGCTACCTTTTCCTTGGTCTCGACTACGCATTCTGGCTTAATCTTTCAACCTTTCCTGGACCATTGAAAAAGCTGATTGCCATGTTCTTAGTCTTAACCAAGATTAAGGACATAAAAGAGGAAACTGCCATGAATGTTGATGAAGCCGAAGCCAAGCAGGTTGAGTTAGATAAAGTCGTCGTCGTAGATGATGTAAAACTTTGCATTACTCTTGAAAACAATAATTTGCTGACTGATCCTGTCAGCAGCTCAATCAATTATGACACAAGCTTATAATCCTATATGTCTTTTCTATTTCATGTATACATTGTATTAAAAATTATACAAAAATAAATACTATTTTTTTATATTCTAATAATTCAAAGCAGTAAATAAAAATGTCAAGTATCCAGATATCAAATCACCAACACCAATCCAAACACCTAACCCTAGGTTTATATATTAAGGGTGCGTTTTCATTTAAATATATATCAAATTTATCAATAATTGTAAGTATTATTTCTTATTATTTAAATGCATATGATGTTTTTTTTATCATAGCCCCATTAGTTTTCGTAAATCTAATAATAATATTGATTTTACAAATATTTGAATATGATAACTTAATGTTGGGATTATTAGGAAATGAATTTCCAGATAAAACAAATAGAGATAAACAAGCACCATTGTTTGCGTTTGCTATGAATATTTGGCATATTGTTCCAGTTTTATGGCTATTCTATATATTCAAATCGCACGATGTAAATATAGTTAAAATATTCCATCCAAATTTTATGGGAACATTTCTAAAAAGTTCTATACTACCTTTAATATACTATTATTTTGAAAGCAATTTGCGTGTATATGGTGATGTTAATTATTTGGCATATTTAATTTTATATATGGGTTTACTTCTAGCAACATGTATTTATTTATATTACTAAATTTATTAGATTTATTAGGATTATTTTGTTAGTAAGTAGTAAGAATGCCAAAAACAAAATCTAATACAAAAACCAACTCTAAAAATAAGAAAACTAAATCCAGAGTAATGAAAATAAAGAAGGAAAAAAAGACAAAGAAGGAAAAAAAGGCAAAGAAGGAAAAAAAGACAAAGAAGGAAAAAAAGGCAAAGAAGGAAAAAAAGGCAAAGAAGGAAAAAAAGGCAAAGAAAAATAAAACAATAGATTTTGATGATTCATCAATATTAGAATTTACAAAATCTAAATCATTATCAATGGGTTCTAGTGTAAATGATATTAAAACAACAAGTCAAATAGGCGATTTAAATTCATTCAAACCTTTGCATGATAAACTAATTTTGCTTTGTAAACACAAACTTAATGATAGAGATTCAAGACTTACTAAAAAAATAAGTAGTAATATATGCGAATGCTTATTTTCTAAAAATAAAAATTTAAGTGTAAGTGATTTAGAAGATAAAGTATATAAAAAGGAATCTACACCATCAACAGAATGTATAAAAATATATGATAAATACATAAATACTAAAAAGCCTAATAAAAAAAAAACAAATACAAATACAAATAAGAGTATAAGTAAGAGTAGAAGTAAGAGTAGAAGCAGAAGTAAATACTAAATACTAAACTAGTCTATATCATATCCACAATCACCATCTGGGTCATCACATACCATTGGTGTTTCATCAGGGTCGTATATTTCATCACTTTTAAAAACTTTCATCATTTTACTTCTTTTAGAATTACTACTTGACCTACATGAAAATAATTCTAGTTCATACAATGCAAGTTTTTTAAGTATTTTATATATTATATATCCAAATACTAATACTAATATACATATTAGTAAAATAACAGATTCAATTTTACAATTTTGCATATTTAGAATTTCTCTCAAATAAATTATTTCTACTTATTACTAACATATAAATACATAACATATAAATACATAACATATAAATAAATAACATATAAATACATAACATATAAATACATAACATATATGATTTACAAAATATTAGCAAAATTTTCACCATTGATAATATTAGTATTTTTATTAGTATTTTGTATAGTATCTTTATTTTACAATCCAAATTATGATTCTGTTTTTGACCCTTATTATTTAATTATAATGTTTACATTAATAATATTCACAAATTATATTGCAAAATATTTAATATTTAAACCCATTTATAAATTATATAAATATTATTATAATCATGATGATTATGATGATGATTATGATTTGCCAATACTAGGTATTGGATATAGACCAAAATTATGTAATGATGACAGTTTTGGAATGCCTAGTTGTCATAGTCAAATTGCATTTGCATTTGCAACTTATATAATTTGTTTAATAGTTATGAAAAATAAAAATTCATATAGACACAATATAGTATCGTGTGTAATATCATATGTAGAATCATTTATCGTATTATGTATTGCATTATGTATCGCATTATATATTTCATATAGCAGAGTTTATATTGAAAAATGCCATACTATTCAACAAGTTATAATTGGAAGTATTTTTGGTATAATTTGCGGAATAATCATGTTTTATTATGAATAAGTAAAATTGAATTTAAAAATATATATATTATATATTATACATTAGATATTGAATTATTATATATTGAATTATTAGATATTGAATTATTAGATATTGAATTATTAGATATTGAATTATTAGATATTGAATTATTAGATATTGAATTATTAGATATTGAACAATAGCAAAAATGCCTCCAAAAAGAATTATTAAATTAAAGTCTAAACCTACTAAATCTGTAGAATCAAAAACTATAGAACAAAAACCTATTATAATAGACGCAGATGAGGTAGATGAAGTAGATGAAGTAGATGAAGTAGATGAAGTAGATAAAGCAGATGAAGTAGATAAAGTAGATAAGGGTAATAAAATTAAACCAAAAATTGTTAAACCAATAATTATTAAACCATTAGCTATTAAACCAGACCTTATTATAAAAGATGAAGATGAAGATGATGAAGCTGATAAAGCTGATAAAGCTGATAAAGCTGATAAAGCTGATGATGATAAAGATGATAAAGATGATGAAGCTGAAGAAATTGATTTAGAAGATAATATTAAAAAACCAATAGAAACAAAAATAGAAAAACCAATAGAAAAAAAAATAGAAAAGCCAAAGCCAAAGCCAAAGGCAAAATCAATTCCAATTACTGTAAATAGTGATGATAATGATGTTTCAAGTAATAAACATACACATTCTAAACCAAAAAAAATATCAGCATCAAATCAAATTGAATCATCATTTGATATGTTTGGTGATGATGATGTTGATTTTCGTTATATTATGATGAATTATGATTATACCAAAAATAAAACTACTCCAAAAATAACAAAATTTGAACGTTCATTATTAATTGGTAAACGTGCTAAACAAATAGAAGAAGGAGCAAATCCAAATGTTAAAGTATTGGCAGGTCAAGGGGCAATTGAAATTGCAGAAGAAGAATTGCGTCAACGAAAGATTCCTTTAATAATTAAAAGACCTAATGGAAATACATTTGAATACTGGAAACCAGCCGATATGGAAGTATTAATGGATTAGATAAATTAGATAAATTAGATAGGATAAAAAAATTAGCACATTTAGTGCTTTTTATTTTTTTTTTGATTGTTTTTGATTTTTGATTAATTTATTTACATATGAATATACATATACATATACATATACATATACATCAAAAAATATTAACATTAAATATTAAATATTAAACATTTAGAATAAACCTATATATTGTCTAGGCTTAGAATTTTTATAAACTGTTATTGTATCCCTCTGCTATACGCTTACAAAATTTTTCAGCCGATTTTGGAAATATTCTACGAATTGAATTTGTAGAGTCAATTACGTCATTATTCGACATAGATGAATCTTCCTCTGGAATTGTCGGTAATACATTAGTTAAACAAAAATTAGATCTACGTATAACAGAAGAAGAAGAAGAATGTTGAAACAATTCCATTCCCTTTGTTGGAGAAGTTGGGGAAGTTGGGGAAAGGGGAGAAGATGGAGAAGATGGAGAAGTTGGTGAAGATTCCATTCTTAGTGAATGTTGCTTGAATGCTTTTGTTAAAACATAAATAATAATGAGCTTATCCTTAAATAAATAATTCAATTATTATCTTTTTTTATGTATTTTTCTTTTTTTCATTGTTTATTGTTTATTGTTTATGATTCTAAAAAAATTAGCACATTTAGTGCTTTTTATTTTTTTTATTTTTTTTTGATTTTTTAGTAATTTATTTACAATACATATATAAAATACAAAGCCAAAGCAGACTTATTATAGACTGGAAAGCTCTGTCATGAGAGAAGTTTTCTCTGCTATGAGTTGAGTTTGCTCTTGAAAAAGAGAGTTTATCTCTGCGATTTCATCTTCGCTAACACCTGGGATTAAAGTTGACAGAACATCTTCATTATCCGCCAGTCTATATTCAATTTCCGCCAGTTGATATTCAATTTCCGCCTGACGTATACCTTCCTTAAAGGCACGTGCGATGTCTTCTGGTTTGAGACCAGGTTGTGGTTCCTGCATAAATACATCATCACATGTTGGTATTTGACCAAAGACAAAGTTTTCAAAATTTGTCATCGTTCCAGGAACACCCCCACAAAACTGAATAAAGTCAAGCTGTTCTTTTTCCAGTCCTGGAAACTCTTCAACCTTTCGTCTTTTTGAATTACTCTGTTCTTCGTCAAATTCATTACCATCATAATTTGCCATTCTGTACTTGAAGGGATGATAATGTTGATAAAATAAGTAATTAATAAAAATAAAACTCAATTATTGTTTAATTTTATGTTTTTACTAAAATAAAATAAAAAAATTGTTTAATTTTATTTTGTGAGATAATTTTATCTTTTTTATTTATTGAGATTACTATAAGATATTAGTTAAAGATAATCGTGCTAATTCAGCAACTGTCTGGTTTTGTAGAGTTTGCATCTTTGTGCTCTCGTAGTGCCGACGATACAGTTCCTGTAAAACAGGAACGTTTGTCATCATGGCAATAAGTTTTACCATGGGGTTTGTGTTTTTGCTTGCGGTTATACATTCGACGTAAACCTGATGTTTACGGGTTGTAACGAGACCAATGTCTTTGTCTAACACCATTTCGTATACATACATTGCAAGCAGCGGAAATGTTTGTTCACAATACATTTTGGGAATATATTTATCATTTATCCTTTTAATGCAAGATACCATATAAAGGAGATTATCTTTCGTACTCACTTTCTGTATTATTTTTACAATTAAATCTAACACACCCCCATGTTGTGCAAGAATTGTTTTTATATGAGATGGTAAGGAGACAAAAATTCTCCATATATGAGGGTGAAATACGGGATCAAGATAAACCATTTATAATGTATTTAGGTTATAAGATAATAATTAAAATAAATTATTATACTATTTCAATTTTTGATATTTTATTTGTTTTTTCTTTATTTTGTAAAATATTACAAAATTACATATCATTTAATACATAATACAACAAGCAATACAACAAGCAATACAACAAGCAATACAATAAACAATACAACAAGCAATACAACAAGCAATACAATAAACTAAAAATGTCTATAACACATTCTAAATATACCATGACTCCAATTAAAACAGCAGAGACAGATTCATTGACAACATCATATAATATACCAATGATATCAGAGAATTGCCGTATTACAGATACTCGAAAACTCAAAGATTTCAAGGAACAAACATTTGGAGGATATAATATTGCACAAGCAAGCTCAGCATTAGAAAAAGCGATTATGGAAGATAAGATTGAACCCGCATTGCATTGGGCGCTCCAACTTTTCCTTTCAGGTATTGTAGGGTCTTTATGGTCAAAGCTAATAACATTTGCAAGTAAAAATATAAATATTCATAACCCACGATTGCCAGAATTTATCTATAATAAAAATCAACAATGGCAATCTATTATCGATAATACAAAATTTACAAAGGATAATATATTATTATTGCGTAATCATCCAACTATTAGATTATTGCTTGCAGAAATGGTTGCAGTTCTTGTATTATCTAAAAAACGCAAAATTAATCAACTCCCTAAAATAAAAAAGGAGGAATTTATTATTGATAATTTTAGGGCAAAGTTAGAGGCAAAGGATAGTAGGCTTGTAGATAGTATAATAGAGGATGGGGACCCAAGTGAAATACGAATTGCTATTAATGAAATGGCATATCATATACATCATAAAAATGTTTCAAAATCCCTATATTGGCTAAATTGGATAATTGAATGGGAAAAAATAAATTCTAAAAAATATGGTAAATATGAATGTGCATCTAGAAGCATAGAAGGTGTTGATTCCAAATATTTTAAAGATGTTGTATGGCTTATATGGTCAGTTATACAGAAGATTAAACATTTAAATAATGGTATCGGTGGTATGGGTTCAAATGAATGTAATAAACAAATTCAAAGTATTTATAAAATATATACTAATAAATTTACACCTGCAACACGTGGTAAACGCCAGAATTATATTATATGGTGTATTTTATATCTTACAGATACAGTAGATTATTTAATACCTTTAATAGATAGACCACAGATTCTGTTTCAAAGCATTTTGGGTTTTGATAAAATTGTCTCTACACTAAAATCTCAACAGGTTGTACATATAGTTAATAATGAATTGCTAAATGTAGTTGTTGAAGATAATTATATGAAACCTGAAAAACAAAGGGAAATGGAGGAGTCATTAAGACGTAAGGAAATAGAAAAGCAACTTGCACAAAAACAACAACTTGCAAGACAAAAGAAAATTAATGTTTCGAGCCTTGATAAATTAACAGAAATTAGCAAGTTAGATAAATACATGCATTAGTAAGCTTTATTTATCATTATCATTATCATTATCATTATCATTATTAGGATTTACTAATTTTTGTTTGTGTTATAGTATATTTCTAAAAAATATAAATAAATATTAGATACATATTAGATACATATCTAGATACATATCTAGATACAATACAAAAACTATTTAAATATTTAGATAGTTAAATATGAAATCCTATAATATATCAATAACTTTTGAAAAATATATATATAATAAAAAATGGGAAATAAATAATGGAAATGAAGATGAACAAGATGGTAAAGATAGACAAGATGAACAAGATGGTCTAGACATTGAATCTTTATTTATTGAATTACAAAACTATATAAAACTATATAATATTAATGATGAAACTCCAGATATAGGTCTAGATATAAAAGATTTTTATTTTATAAAAGATAATAAATTACTATCATCAAATACTAAACTAATACTAAGTAATTGCGATATACATAATACAATTTCTATTTCATGTTATAGAAAACAAAGAGGAGGTGATGATATTTTAGATGCTATTTTAGATGCTATTTTTTCAGTATTTGATGTAATTGTTAAACCAATTGTAATGATTGGTAATGTAATTATATTTTTAATTAAAATAGTATTTTGGTTAATTAAATTTATAATATGGTTAGTTCAATTTGTATTGTGGGTTTTTACAGATTTATTAAATCCTAAAAACTTTCTAGCTGATTTTGTTGGTTCGATTATGTTAATAATACAAACAATATTTGGAAGTATATTTAATATTTGCATGGCTTTATTTTCAAATGCTGTTAACACACTTGGTGGATGGATGCAAGGATTCTGGGGTTGGGATATGTCAGGTCTTACTAAAAATGATAAAAATAGTTTATATTTTAAGAGTTTCGATAAAACAAATGGGCAGAAAAGTTATATTACAAATACAAATACAGTTCCATTTAGTATAATATTAGGAACAGTTCTGTGTCCTCCAATGGGCGTATTTATGGATATGGGAGCAACCGGATGGTTTAATGTAATGATATGTGCTTTATTGACATTATTATTCTATCTACCAGGTTTATGCTATGCATTACTAATTATATATGCCTAGTATAGATCTTTGTGTATTTTGAAATTTCAAAATTTCGATTGTATTCTAATAAAACATATCTAATATTAGAATAGCAGAATAACAGAATAGCAGAGAATGTCAAAGAATAAATATTTATATATTAATAATCATATCTTGTATCTAGATACAATATGTGAAAGTATAAATAATCATAATACTTCAATAACAGAAATCATAGATTATTTAAAAACACCAAATACAAAAACACCAAATACAAAAACACCAAATACAAAAACACCAAATACAAAAACACCAAATACAAAAACACCTTACAAACATAATATTTATAACATACAATCAAATAATAACTATTATATACTAAATAATAATGGTAAATTAATATCAAAAAATACAAACATAGAAAACTTATATAATCAATCAATATATTTAATAGAAAGGCAAAATGGAGGTAGTATTATTGATGCTTTTATGAGTATTGTTAAATTAGGAGAATTTTTTGTTCTTATAGCTAAAGGAATAATATGGTTTATTAAGTTTATTGCATGGTTTCTTCAATTTGTATTCTGGTTTTTTGTAGATTTTCTAAATCCAGTAACATTTTGTCAAGATTTTTTTAATAGTTTAATGATAATTGTTATTGGTGTATGTAAATTTCCATTTGATATATTACGGGCTTTGTTTGCAACTGCTGTTAATACACTTGGTGGATGGATGCAAGGATTCTGGGGATGGGATATGTCAGGTCTTACTAAAAATGATAAAGATAGCGTATATTTTAAGAGTTTCGATAGATTAAACGGACAGAAAAGTTATTTAACAAATACAAATACAGTTCCATTTAGTATAATATTAGGAACAATATTATGTCCTCCAATGGGCGTATTCATGGATATGGGTGTAAGTGGATGGTTTAATATATTAATATGTGCTTTACTAACATTATTATTCTATCTACCAGGTTTATGCTATGCACTATTAATTATATATGCATGATATGTATGATATGCATGATATATATGATATGCATGATTTGTTTGTTTTTATTTTACTAAATATATCTAATCTTACAATAAATATTAAATACATACAAACTATCATAAATTATCATAAAATATACATATACATCATAAAATTCTATATACATATACATATACATCATGCCACAACCTGATCCAAGAGATATTCAAGTTAGTGATCCAAATGATTTTACTTATGTATCTATAAAAAATTGGCAGAGAAAACAATCAATTATCAATGGAGAAGATAAAATGTCAAGTTTAGTAGGTCGCCCTGGACCAATTACTGGATTAGTTTTATCATTATTCGATATATTCACTACTATAATACTAAAATTAACATTTAATTTTTTTAGTATTTGTTCTTATGCATTTAATTGGATATATAATTTATTTTTTGGTAATTTCAAAGGTATTTTACCAACATCTGTTATTGGTGGTTCTGTATTTAGCATGAAATTCTTTAGATATACATTAACTGTTTTAATGCCTCCATTTGGAGTTATGATTTCAAAAGGACTATATGGTTGGTTTAATGTTGCTATTTGCATGTTAATTACATATGTTAATTTTATTGCTGGGATTATATATGCATTTGTTATTACAGCCAGAAATAGATATGCTGACCAATATGAAGACCGTGAAGTTGAAAATGCTTTGAAAAACAATTCTCCATTAATAGATATTTTTGTAGATAAAAAAGCATTTTTTGGAACTATTGCATTTTTTACTATATTAACATTATTTATAGTATTTTGTTTTAGTTATTTTTAGAATAGTTTTATAATTGATTCTTGATTATTTTTGATTATTTTTGATTATTTTTGATTATTTTGATTAGTTTTTTATGTTATTAAAGTGTAAATATATATCTAGAATATATCTGTAAATATATATCTAGAATATATCTATAAATATAATAAATATCAATAGTAGTTTTTTTGATAAATAAGTTCATATTAAGTTCAATACTATAAAATGTCTAGTCTTGATATGTCAGCTGACTTGGCAAAAAATCCATGGACACTTAACGATAAGGTTTTATATGGTGGGTTAGGTTATGGTGCATTTTCTTTGCCATCAAATTTTTTTAAAATTATAATATGTGTTTTATTCCCTCCACTAGCACAAGTAATAAATATTCTTGGTAATACTATAACAACAACATTTCCATTTACTACATGGGAATCATTTAAACTTCTTTTTACACCAGATAATTTTCAAAAACTCATATATAGTTTCATGCTAACTACATTTTTCTATATCCCCGGACTTGTATATGTTCTTGGAAATATAGTTGATACAGATCTAAAAAAAAACAATAAATCAAAATAAATATAAAATATCAAAATAAATATAAAATATCAAAATAAATCATAAAACTATAAATAAATTATAAATAAATATAAAATATCAAAATAATATATATAGACTATATAGACTGTATATATATTGAATAAATATTGAATAAATATGTATAAAACAAACAAACAAAATAATGTAAAGAAGGAAAAAAATGTAATAGAAAAATTTGATTCAAATGAAGATACTGCTAATGCATTTGCATTAGGTTATGACTATGCAGCATATGGCGTTAAGTGGGCATATGATTATGTTGATAATAGTGATTTTTTAGGTGGTAATAGTGATTTTGACGGCACAGATGCTGCTGAATATGATATTTATACTGATAATTACAATTTAGTTGACCGTGTTTTATATGGAGGGATGATGTCTGGTGCAATAGTTATACCCACAAATTTTTTTAAAATAATATTTTCAATAATATTTCCTCCAATAGGAACACTACTTGATATTATTGAAGATGAAATATTAGCGTCATTTCCGTGGATAACATGGAATACTATTAAAAAAATTTTTGATTATGAAAATCTAAATAAAATAATATATACATTTATTCTTACAAGTATGTTTTATATTCCTGGTCTTATATATGCATTGGCAAATCTTACAACAAATGGTCCTACTGTTAAAGGTGTTATAAGATGTAATCCAGATACTGGTAAATGTATTGATGTTTCATCTCTTGAAGATAAAGAATAATAATTTTGCTTATACCTATATCTATAACTATAACTATATCTATAACTATATCTATAACTATATCTATAACTATATCTATAACTATAACTATATCTATAAAAATTGATTTATTTCTATATAATTAAAATAAGTATAAAAACAAATAAGTATAATATTAAAACATATCTAGAACTATATATTAAATTATATCATCTTCATTTATCTATAAATGTCAAAACGCTTAACTATATCTATTTCGCAAATTGCACCATTAGTAGGTCTAGATGCATATAATAATTTCCCAAGAATTATTTGCGATTTATGGAGAAAATATAAACCAATTGAATTTAAATTATTAGAATCTCAATTAAAATTGCAAGGACTAAATATTGCAACATCAAGCGATATGAATGATATTTGGGAGGCAGATGAAGCATTAGGAACTAATATTCTACAACAAGTTAAAGACTTGAATTCTAATACAGATAAAACCAGTAGTTCAATGGTTTCACAACAAGAGGCAATTACTAAATATATTAATGATAATGAAAAACTATCAGGTCTAGATACAAAACAAAAGGTCGAATTATCAAAAAAAGTATGTTCTGCAACTAATAAAATGCATGGTATAATAAATGAAGATTCCATTTTAGCAGAATTTTGCAGATTGAGTGAAAAAACAATTAAAGAAACACAAGCTTGGCTAGAAATACCAATTTTGACTAATATACCTAATATTAATCATAATAATATCAATCATACTGCCAATATTAATACTAATATACAAATTGCATGGGTTTTAGTTGGTAAATATGATGCAATAACAACTGATAATGAATTAATAGAAGCCAAGATGAGACAAAAAGCTCTCTTTAAAAAAGTTCGTGATTATGAAAATGTACAAGTTCAACTTTATTTACATGCATTAAAATTTGAACAGGCATACTTGGTAGAATCATATACAAATAAAAAAGGCATTAATCAAATATATGTTAATGAAATAAAATATGATAAATGCTATGTAAATGATATAGTACTTAAAAGAATTATTAGATTTATTAGATTCTTTGAAATGTTTTTAGAAGATGGAAGTTCTAATATTAGAGAATCATTAATGAAAGGTGATAAAGATCGCAAAATATATAAACAATATGAAAGAGAATATTTGGATATTGATACTAAAACTGAAAGCGAAACATCTTATTAGCCTAATAGCCTAATATCATATAGCCTAATATCATATAGCATATCTAATGCGTTCATAATAAGTTAATAATTACTGATATATAATCGAATAATAATCATTTTATTCATCGTAATCATATATATAATGTAATAGCTTAAAGATTTAGTATCTAGATAGATTACTAAATAAAAATAATAGTATTTATTTTGTATTTTAATATTTTTTTGTATTTCTAACTAAAATTAATTATAACAAACTTATACAAACTTATACAAACTTATACAAACTTA